AATGCTGGCAGTGGCGATGCGCTCAATGCTGTCGCTGGTGATGCCGGCCGTGCCCGCAAGCTGGGCCAGCACCTCGGCGGCCTTGCTGGTGGTGCCGGCGACGCTGTCGATGCGCGTGGCCATCTGCGCGAGCTGGCCCTCGGTCATGCCGATCTGGTTGCCAGTGAGCGTCAGCGCGCGGGTGTAGGCGTCGACCTCCTGGCTGCCCTTGAAAGCGGCGACGCCCAGCGCCGCGATGGCGCCGGCCGCCAGGTTGACGGGGGTGGCCAGGGTAGCCACATAGCTGCCAACGCCTTTTAGCGCGTCGAGCACGCCGCCATACGCGTCCTTGATCTGGCCGCCCTGCTGGATCAGTACCATGTGCGCCGGCATGCCGCTGCTGAGCGATGTGACGATGTCCGTCATCTGCATCGACAGGTTGCGGTTGGCCTGGCGCAGCATGTTGGCCTGCGCGTCGGTCTCGCGGGCCGAGGCGCGCAGTTGCTGCTGCACAGCCTGCGTGGCCGATTGCGTGGCCTGCACGCCGGTGACGGCCTGGGCGCCCAGAGTCTTGAGCGCAGCGCCGGTGGTGCCGGCCTGCGCGGCGGTGTCCTGCAGCGCGTCGGTAATCTGGCTCAGGCCGCCGGCCACCTGGGTGGCGCCGGTGAGCTGCAGGCGGATGCCGATGAGTTCAGCCATGGCGGTGTGCTGCGGTTGCGACGGTGTCAGCGGCGCGGGCGGCTACGCGTGGCGTGCTCGCGCTGCTGCTCGGCCCAGGTGGCCAGGGTGCTGCGCTCCATGACCTGCAGCTCGGCCAGCAGGCTGCGCACGCGGCGCGGCGGCGCAAGGCGGGCCATGCGGATGCAGGCCTCGACGCCGGCGTAGTCCAGGCCCGTGGGCGTGCCCATGCCGCCGACGCGCCACTGCGTCTGCACGCGCATCCAGGCGTTGAAGGCGCGCAGGTTCTCCGGCCAGAGGCGGAAGACCCGCTCGCGCTGCGGCGCGTCCTCGGCCAGGCGCAGGCCAAAGGCGGCGAGGGCCTGGTCGGTGTCGTCGTGCGGCTCGGCATCATGGTCGGTGGTGACATCCAATTCGCCCCGAGCCAGGAGCCGGGCCGCCTCCGTCAGTTTTTTTCCTTGGCCTTGGCGCCGCAGGCGCCGAAGTAGGCCTGGAAGCAGACGCCCGCCATGCCCACGATGTTCAGCAGCTCCTGCAGCGCGGCGGCGCTGAAGGGCACGGCCTGGCCGTTGTCGTCCTGCACGCCCTCCCAGCCGCTGACCACGCCCGCCAAAAACTCCGGCACCGTGGCGTCGGACTGCTCCATCTGCGCCTTGAGCTGCTCGGCGCCCAGGCGCTTGCAGACCAGGCGGAATGAGAAGGGCACCTTGCGGCCCGTGTCGTCGGGCAGATGGCCCTCGACTGGAACCAGGACGGTGTGACTGACGGACAGCTTGAAGGACATGCGTGGGGCTCTTGCGGGGGCTGGTGGGGGTCAGGGGCTCAGGGCGTCAGGCGGTCAGCTCGTCACAGGCAGACGATGCGCAGCTCGTCGTTGCCGCTGGACGGTACGAAACGCAGCGACAGGCCGGTGTGCAGCTCGCCTTCGTAGTCGGTGTCGGTTGGGTCGATGCGCTGCACCCTGGGCGCGTGCAGGATGATTCCGACACCGGCGCCACTGCCGCCATGGTTGAAGGCGAGCGACGTGGTGGTGTTGGCGTTGATTGCCGTCATGAAGCTGGCCTCCTGAGCAGGCGTCAGATCAAGCTGACAAGACCCGGTCATGTCGCGCTGCGTGATGCTGACCGATTGGCCGCCAAGGATCGCCTTGCGCGCCAGCACATTGCCGGCGTTGATGGTCAGGCCACGCGACGGGTAGTCGGTGCCGCTGGCGAGCACGCCGGCCGCGTAGGTAGCGCCCAAATTGATGTCGCCCGAGTTCACGTCACTTACGACGCTGGGCACTTGCCAGCTTGTCAGCGTCAGCGACGGGTCGGCGGTGGCGGATGCGCCGCCGTCCAGGCCGACGAAACTGAAGCGGATCATCGGGCGCTCGCCTTCATTGAGCATGAACTCGGCGTTGCCCATCGCGCCGTGCACTTTGCGCAGCGTGCCGTCGATGTGGTAGTAGATCGTGAGGCTTTGGAAGCTCGCCGAGATGGGCAGGAACTCGACCCGGTTGGGGGTCGTGAGTACCGATTCGGCGAAGCCGCAGGCCTGCAGCAGCGGCGACCAGGCGGGCGCGGTGCCGGCTGAGCCGGAGTTGGCGAGCTCGACGTCGAAGCTGCACTCGACGAAGCGCGTGCCAGCCAGTTGCTCGCTGCCGCCCAGGTGCGCGCGGATCAGGTCGCGGTTGACGTTGCTGTACGAGATGGCGAAGCTGGCATTGCTCACCAAGATGGCGTTGGCCGCGCCGGTGGGCGTGGGGTCGACGCCGTAGTTAGCTTCAAGTTCGGCCAGGATGGCGGTTTTGCGGATGAGGCGTCCCATGGTGCGGTGCTCCGTGAAGGGCTTACGGCCAGGCGGCCAGGCTGGTGGATTGGGTGCGGTGCTGGATGACGGCGCTGATGGTGGCGGTGACGATGGGGACGTCGCCGTCCTCAGACTGCCAGCTGATTTCGGGCGTCATGCGCACGTCGATGACGCCCAGGTTGGATGCCGGCTGCCACGCCGCGATGCGTGACCAGGCGGCCTCGAGCAGCGCGTCAACGGCTGCGTGCGGCTCGCTGGCGCTGCCGGCCGCGCGGGCCATGCACTCAACCAGCATCAGGGTCTGCCACTCGTAACCGGCGCCGAGCATCCGCGGCGTGTCGGCGCGGGACTGCAGCATGCGCACGACGACGGCGCTGGTGTGCTGCGCGGCCACCGGGCGGACGGCGTTGGCCTTGACGTTGCCACCAGCCAGGGCCGGGGCGGCGGTCAGCAGCGTGACGACGGCCGTCTGCAGGGCGAGGTGCGCCGACATCAGGCGCGCTCCAGCATGAGGCGGCTGACGCCGGTGCCGTCGGGCTGATGCTCGACGACGGTGTAGGTGACGCCGTCGACAACGGCGGTCTTGCCCACTGGGCTGGCGGGCACGTCGGCGGTGCGCAGCGTGAGCATGGGCATGGTGGTGGCCATGCCGGTGTTGGCGACGGTGCCGAGCTGGTATTCGTTGTCCCAGATGGCAGCCTTGGCCTGGCCGTCGAGCGTGACGGCGCTGGCCAGGCCGGCGGTGGCATCGGTGTCAAAGTACAGCGCCAGATCCTCGCCGCCCACGTCAGCCTCCCTTGGGCTTGCGCGGGCGGCGCGGGGCCGCGGCGGTGGCCGATGCAGGCGCCGGTGCGGGCAGTGCAGCCGGTGCAGGTGCCGGGTCGGCCCGGGCAGGCGTCGGCGCGACATCGCGCGCCGGAACGATCTTGTGGGCCGCCAGCAGCTCGGCGGCCTCGCTGCGCGTAAGCTGCAGCACATCGCCCACGGCCACCACGGCGGCGCCACGCCAGAAGGCGCGCAGCGCGACCCAGGGCAGGGTCGGCATGGTGGCAGGGGGCGATGCGCTCAGCATGGCGGCGGCCTTACGGCGCGGTCTTCTTCACCGCCACCAGCGTGGCGGCGACCTGCTGCGGGCCGGTGCCGACCGTGCCGACGTAGCGGACGAAACCGCGCGTGCGGTTGGGGATGAAGGCCAGCTTCTGCTGATTGGCGCCGGTGGTCTTTTCGGTGAAGGCGGCGCCGGTCAGGTCTTCGGCATTGGTGCCGCTGCCGTCGTCAGCGTGCTGCAGCTTGCCCGTGAGGGTGCCCGTGCCCAGGCCGGCGTTCTGGACGACAAGGGCCGGGCCCTCGTAGTCGCGGACGTCGACCCAGGCGCCGGTGGCGGCGGCGGTGTTGGCCGCATCCACCGAGGCCAGCAGGCTTACCGCGGTGGCGTTGCCGGCGAATTGCGTCGTCATGGCGTGGGCCTCCTGCGATCAGGTGATCGATGTGGCGCGGCTGAAGGCCGCGGCGTGGCGCACACCGACGTCGACCGTCTGGATGGCGCGGATGCCGGTGATGGCTGCGGTGAAGCTGGCGTAGGGATTCATTGCCAGCTCGAGGAAACCCCATTCGCCGATGACGACTTGGCTGAAGTCGCCGAAGACCATCGACGCGGCCGTGACCTGCGTGGTGGACACGGCGCGGAAGCCCTCGATCTGGCCTTCCAGGATGTTGCCGCGCCACAGCGTCACCGAGTCGGTGCTGCCGATGCGCGCGCGGCCGGCCAGCAGCGCGGCCACGGCCGGCGTGGTGACGTAGGCGCAACCGTTGACCAGGGCGTTGGAGCCGGCCAGGTCGGACTGGAACTCCAGGCAGTCGGCCAGGTCGAGCGAGGTGCCCGTGACGCTGCCGATGTTGGACGTCTGGCTGATGCCCGTGGGCTGGCCGTTGCTGCCCGTGCCCTCGAGCGCGGCCTTGTCGATGGCCAGGGCCAGGACGCGAGCGAAGTCGTCCATGACCAGCTGGTCGATCGCCGGCGTGGACTGCATCATCAGCTGCCGGCTGATCTCGGTGTAGGCGCCCACGTGCTTGGGCGTCAGCGACAGCTGGCCAAAGGTGTGGTTGCTTTCCGTGATCGGGTCGGCCTCGTTCTGCAGCCAGTAGGCCGTGGCGGCGCCGGTCTGCTTCGGAATGGCGACATTGCCAACCAGGCCGGGCAGCATGACGGCGCCGAGCTGGGCGACCACGGCCCGGGCGCGCAAGAGCTCGATGAAGGACGACGGCACGAGGTTGGTGCCCACCAGGTTGCCGCCGGCGGTGGCGGTGCCGACCGTCAGGTCACGCTTCTGGATGTCGGCAGGCAAAAAGAAGCCGCCGTTGGGCGCGCTGTCGATGCCGGCGCGCCGCAAGATTTCAGCCGAGCACTCGCGCTCAAACTCGGCGCCGCGCCAGTCGCGGTCGACCATGGCTCGGATGGCGCGCACGACGCTGTAGCGCTTGGCCTGGCGGGGCTCCATGTCCAAATGCGGCGCGGGGGCGGTCTGGGCGGCGGCGACGGCCTGCATGACGACGGTGCGCACCTGGTCGACGGTGGCGCCGTCGTCCAGCGCCTTGGCGCAGGCGGCCTTGACACCGTCGAACTTGCCGAACTGGTCGGCGATGGCGTTGATCTCCCGGACGCGCGAGCGCTCGGCGGCGATGGTGGCGGCAGCGTCGGCGCTGACGTTGAGGGCGGGGGCGTTCATGGAGCGGTTCTCCGAAGGGGTGGTGATGGCAGGGGGATCGGCGGCCGGCTCGGTGGCGGCGGCCTGGATGGGGGCGGGGATGACAGGTTGCAGGCGGGGGTCGGCCTCGTCGGCAGCGCGGCCGATGCCGACGGTCGGGTCGGCCGGGACGGACACGAGGCTGACCTCGTAGGGCTCCCAGTCGGTGACGTGGTACTCGTCGAGCTCGTCTGCGTCGTCGCTGCGACGGGCGAGCACAGCTTCGTGGATCAGGTAGCCGACGGACACGCTGCGGCGGATGCCGTCGCGCACGTCGCCCCAGACCTCCTCGGCCCGCGCGCTTCTGCCGAAGCGCACCACGGCGCGGACGATCTGGTCCGTGCCGATCTGGACCGATTCGACGACACCCACCACGTCGCGGGTGTCGTGATCCATGAGCAGGTTGGCGCCGGCCAGCATGCGCTGCAGGCGCACGTTGCCGGGGCCGCACTTGAGGACTTCGCGGCCCCACCAGCGGTCGTAGGGGGTTTCGCTGGCCACGGCCATCGTCGCGGTGCGGGCCTGCTCGTCGACCGCAGCGCGGTCGAGCTGCAGGCCGCGCTGCACGCGCGTGCCGGGCTTCAGCGCGGCGTGCGCACCTGGTGCACCTGGCGCAGGGGCGGCGGCGGTGTGTGCTTGGGGCATGGTCGGCATGGTGTGCAAGGCGGCTGGGAAAAGTCAGGGGGAAAACCGGACTGCGCGGCGCTTGGTCATTCGGAGCTGGTCGGCTCGGGCGCGACGGTGGGCGCCGGGCGCGGTGTGCGCGGGGGCAGGCCCAGGCTCGCGCGCAGGCGGTCGGCCTCGGCGATCTGCTGCAGGATGTCCTCGTAGTCTTGGCCCATGCGCTGCGCGATGAACTGCGGGCTCTTGAGGCCGGCGTCCATCGCGGCGATGTCGGCCTGGATGTCGCGCAGCGGGTCGACCCAGTCCCAGCGGCGCGGCTGGAAGTGATGCGGGGTGAAGCGCTCGATGCGCGACAGCGGCAGGCTATTGCCGCTGGGCAGGGTGACCTGGCCGAAGGCCAGCGCGTTGCGCAGCCACTCGGCAAAGATGGGCTCGAGGAAGGCCTCGACGAACCACTGCTGGATGACCGACCACTGGTCGCGCTCCTCGAGCGTGCCCGAGCGGATCGAGCTGAAGCTCACGCGCTCAAGGTCGTTGGCCAGGGCGTGGTAGCTCACGCCCAGGCCGGAGGCGATGCCGCGCAGGTTCGCCTTGACGAACTCGGCGAACATGTTGGACGGATAGTCCGGATTGAAGGGGGTGAAGCTGGTGCCCGGCGGCAGGGCCTCGAAGGTGCCGGGGTCGGCGTCGG